AGAGGAGTCAACACAGTACACGATACTAGCTTCGGTGATACCTTGGTTCAACTTGGTCTGTCAGTTGCTGGTGCTCACCTTGGTCCCAGATAAAAATAAACAATGTCAAATCTATTTAAAGGGTACGCCCAAAAGACAGATTACTCAGGGAACTTACTGAAAGGTATAGATCCCTCAGATAGGATTTTAGAAGAAGGTAAACGTTATCTTTCACAATGGAAAGATGTTTCTCAAGGGGAACAGGAAAATCAAGAACGTTACCTTCGTGGTTTGGAAGCTAAGTTTCAAGCTGAAGAAGCAGACAGAGCACGTAATCGAAAACTAGAAGAGTATTTTGCTGATGGTTGGAGAGATGCTCTGACTACCAGACATACTCAGATAATTAAAAACAAACAAGATAAGGTAGCTGAATCTCAACGAACAGCTCAAAAGCTAGCAGGTTGGTCTGAAAAAGCAACTGAGTTAGGTGTACAGGCAGGTCAAAAAATAGTAAAAGCACAGCAAGATTATGGACAGGATTTAGCATTACAATTAGGTCTTTCATGGAAGACTGTTAAAGGTATTCAAGCTGCTGATGGTGTCTTTAATGAAACTTATGCTGGTACTGAAGCTGCTATCTGGGAAGCAAGAAAGAAAGGTGCTTCATGGGAACAGATAAACCAATTACATAACCTTAATTTCTTAGGGAATCAAGGTTATAGAGTTGGTGTTGCTATGAATGCAGGAGAAAATTATAGATTCAATGGTATAATAAATAAAGGTAATATAGAACGAGATGTAAGGTTTCCTCAAAAAACTTTAAATAGTGCTATATCTGATGGTAATCTAGAAGCAGTACAAGCCCATTTAAATATGGGCTCTCGTGAATATATGCAGGAGGTTATAGCTAATACAGGTATTAGTGATAAACTTTATATTAAATATGCGAGAGATTCTGTTAATAGAGCAAACGGACGTGTAATAGCTACTGTTAGAGAAAGAAATGCCAAAACTGCTCAAGAAGGAGTACAGTTAAAAGCAGAGAAAGCGACAGAAACTAAACTGAAAGATGGTGTAGATGTTTATAAAGAGTTTCTATCTAAACGACTAGATGCTGAAGGTGCTAACCGTGCTGCTATATGGTCTTCTGAATACAATAATATTGTAGGTTTAATAAGTAAAGGTCTTATAGGTCAAGTTGAAATAGATCAACTGATGGATATGGACATTGATGTTAATGGTGATGTTAAAAAGTATATACATAAATTCCCCGGAAGGGCTCAAGGTATAAAAGATGCTTATAGTAATTATTTAAATAAACTAAATAGAGAGGCTCAAATACGTGAAGGTCAGAAAAAACGTAAACTAAAAGAAAGTGCTAATGCATTAAGGTTTGATTTACAAAATAGAGAAACACCATTACCTCCAGAACAATTATCTACAATGATAGCTGAAGCTAATAGGTTACATGGTAATGATAATGATATCTCTAAAATGTTAATAGCATATAATAAAGACCATGTATCTGATGCTAATGATACAATATGGGAACCAGAGTTAGAACGCTTACAAAATTTAGGTTTAGTAACTGCTAGCTATGTAAAATCTAGGAATTTAACACCTACTGCAGAAAGAAAATGGATGCAAGTTGCTAAGCAACAAGACCCTTTTCAACCTACTAGTGATGAAGCAAAAGCTTTAGAACAACATGTAGAAGGTAGAGTAGAAGAACTTCTTAGTAAATTTGCTGTTGAATCTAAAAATGTGTCATCTTCAGATTGGGCTACTACTCATGGTAAAAATGTAATAAAACAATATTTTACAGCAGCTGCTAAAAACCCTAATTTAACTAGGCAGGAAATGATGAAACAAGCAATGGAACGTTTTGAAGTAGATGTTCAAAGAGATTATCAAGTAACAGAATTTCAAAATAACGTTAGAATGCCTCATTTCGCTAAGTTTTCAGTTAGTGCTAAAATGCATTCAGTACCATTAAGTGATATCACAGCTGAAGAAGTTGCTGCTAATCCTAAGCTTCCTTATGAAAAAGTTTTAATTGAACCAGCTCCAGTAGTTAAATTCTGGACTGATGTATCCCAAGGTCGTAATACAGGTTTCCCTACAGAAGCACGTCATTATGTTAGTAAGTTTGGATTAGGACCCAATGGTGAAGTTAAAATGACTGAACTTATGTTTTTAGAAGCACAAATGAAATTAATTAATCCAGACTTTGAAATACCAGAAGATTTAAAACAAGCTCATAAAGTTGGTTTTAGTCAAATTGATCCTAGATATCAAAAATATATTACAGGTGCTCATGCTAATGTAAATTCAACTGCAGTTGGTATTAAATATAGTGGATACGAGCATAAAGATTTACAAAGTTCTAATAATTATTCTGAAAAAAACACAGCTCTTTATGACAATATAGTGAGAGATCCAGCTAACTTCCATGCTTACTTAAACTTAGATCCAGAAGGAGAAGCAGATAAACTTGATTGGACTGAAATGTTAGTAGGAGGTTATTATGGCTGAACATGAAGCTTTGAATAATCTCATGGATCCTGAACGTGAGAAATTTGAACAAGAAGAACAACGTAAATATTTAGAGTGGAAAACTCAACAAGAAGGAGATCAACAACCTGAAGCAACTGAAAGTTCCGCTACACCGGTACCTACAGAATCAGCTCCTAAACCAAAAACAACAGCTGATGCTGTTAAAGGTGGTCCCGGTGACTACTCTTGGGGTGGTTATGAAGAAAAGCAAAAACAACAATATGGTTTACAAAAACCTGCTAACGTCAGTCAAGAAGATTGGGATGCTAGACCAGACTGGTCCAGACCACTTGAAAATATAGTAGCTGCAGGATCAATACCAGCTTTAGGTGTTGCTGATTTTATTGCTGATACAGCTGCTTTACTTCCTTTCTTAAAACCTGTTAATGAATGGTGGGATGAAAACTCACCTAGATCTAACCATCCTGCACATAAAGCAACAAGAGATGCAGCTTCAATTATCATACCTACAATGTATGGTGGAGGTGTTGTTACAGGTACTCTTCAAAAAGCTACGGCTGCTAGAAGTATACCTAAAGCTACACGTATACTTGGTACTATTGCTGCTCATGCTGGTGTAGACACAACTGTTACTGCTATATCTTCTCATTCTAAGGATCAAGATAATATAGCTGCTGCTTTAAATGAATGGTTAGGTTGGGATATCCCATGGGCTACTAGAGATGGTGACAGTCCAGATGTTACTTGGAAAAAGAATGTATTTGAATCAGCTGGACTTAGTGTAGCTGTAGACTTACTTGGAGCAGCTTTTTCTTTAAGTAAAGCTATGAAAGTTATACCCGGAGATGAAGCTGCAGAACGTGCTTTAGCTAGACATGCTACAGGTTTTGAAGGTGAAGATCCTATTACAGAAAATATTTTAGGTAGACGCTCAAGTAGAACTAAAGCTCAACGAGCAGAAGCAGTAAAGCGTTTAATGAAAGATCCGATGGGTGCAAAAGGTTACGACCCTTTCATCAATACACCTGATCTTGGCCCACAAAGTAGAGCTGTATCGGAATTAGATCCTAATCCAATTAAAGCTAAAATAGATAATTGGCGTATACAAAATAATTCAGGTACAATTAACGGTAGAGCTAGACCTTTCGTAAGTAATAGATTTATTGAAAGGATGTCTAAAGCTAGTCCATCTGAAAGAGCTGAAGGTTATAGAAATTTATTTGATAAAGATATATCAGCTAATGTAGGTGCTAAAATAGATGGTACTGTTATACCTCCAGAAGAAATAAATAAAGCTGTTACTCAATTATATAATCAGGTATTTAATCCTGATATTAAATTGAAAGATATGGAGAATATCGTTAATGATATGAAACATAATTTCTTCCAAAAGAAGAATTATATGGGCCAACAAGAATGGCGTATTGTTAATGAAGCTTTCATAGAAGCATTTGAACAAGTCTATAATCCTAAAGTTATGCGAGCATCTGCTTTAGTAACTAATCAAGCTGCAGGTACAATTGCTGATACAGCAGCTGGTATTGGGATGATAGGTGATATTGCTATGACTGGTAGACAGCAAGAAATGATTATTGAAAAACTTAAACTTCTTAGTAAAGAAGTAAGAGCTAATCAATACATATCTAGTAAAGTTGGTGAGTACAAACAACTAGCTGCTGCTAATAATCCAGCTGCTCTTAAAGCTTGGATTATGGATCAGAGTAATGATTTTGCTAGAGGTATGCAAAAGGTACAAGGAAAGAGTGATGAGTTTTATCAAACTTTAGAAACTATTGCACAGAATAATCCTGAATATCTTAAACCTCTTGCTTTAGCGATGGAAGCTACAGGTGGTGAAGTAGATCAAATTTATAAACTTAATAGATGGGCTGAAGAGAATATAGGATTTTTAAAGAAAGCTTTTTATGATGGTAATCCTGAAGTACCTAGTTTAATTGTTAAAGGTTTACATGGTGTACGTTATAACCATATATTATCCGGACTAGCTCCATTAAGAGCACTTACAGGTAACTCTATGTTAGCTGCATTCAAACCTGCTACTGTACTTGCTGGTGCTAAAATCACTGGAGATACAGCTACATTTAGAAAAGCACTTTGGACTTATGGTGGTATATCTGAGAACTTCAAACGTGCTTATAAAGTAATGGGTGATGAATGGCGTTTAGCTAAGTCACGTCCAGAAGAAGCTATGATGCGTGGTCGTGCTGACTTACGTCAAGCTAAGATGGATAATTTTCAAGCACTAGAAGCTATGTCTGGTGTATGGAAAGCTGAAGGTAATAATGGCAAGGTTGCTATGTGGAACATTGCTAAAGGTTTATCTTGGTACAATAATAATCCATTTGTTAGATGGGGTATTAATGCTATGTATGCTATTGATGGTTTTACTAATTCATTAATGGCTAGTGGTTCTGCTAGAGCTAAAGCATATAATATCTTAATGAAAGAGACAAACGGTGCCTTTAGTGTAGGAGCTTTTAATAAATTACAAAGAAGATTATATAGTCAATCTTTCGATCATACTGGTTTATTAACAGATAAAGCTGCTAAACATGCATCACAAGAGATTGCACTTAACTTAGATAGTCAAGTAGCAAATGATCTCAATAAATTACTTGAAACATATCCTGCTGCTAGATCATTATTCCTATTCCCTAGAACAGGTTTAAATGCTTTAAATCTATCTTGGACATTTACTCCCGGTAGTTCATTAATACCTCTACAAACTAAAGTTCGTAAAGTATTCACAGCTTCAAGTAAACAAGAAATAGCTGAAGTATTGATAGATCATGGTCTTGAAGTAAGTGATGATGCCTTCCGTACTCTTAAATCTGAGTATATTGGTCGTCAATTAATGGGTGCTGCTGTAGTAACAGGTGCTGGTATATGGGCACTTGAAGGTAATTTAACCGGTAATGGGCCTCAAAGTTCTGGTGAACGTAAGAGAATGATTAGTATGGGTTGGGAACCTAACTCTATTAAGAATCCTGTTACAGGTGCATGGCATAGTTATAAAGGATTTGAACCATTTGATAGCTTACTTGGTCTTGTAGGAGATGCCGTATATTATTCTAATCGTGTAGATCAGTCATTAACAGAACAATTATATCAAAAGATAGCATTTTCTATCAGTATGAATGTAGCTAACAAAACATTCCTTAGTGGATTCGAACCGTTAGTATCTATGTTCTCTGGTGATGAAGGTGCATTTAATAGATTTGTTGTAAATCAAGTTGATTCTTTAATACCTTTCGCACCATCTGGTATGAGAAGTGTATTAAATAATGCCATAGCTCCACAGTTAAAAGATGTACAAAATGACTGGGGTTCATTAATGGCTAATAAATGGAAGTTTATGAATCCTCCGGGTTTAATGGATCAGTTGGATATATACACTGGTCAACCTATAAGATTCCATGAACCTTTAGTTGCTGGAGCTAATGCATTCTTACCATTTGGTAAATCTAATGGAGATATGGCACCTTGGAGACAATGGTTACTTAGTACAGGTTGGGATAATGTCTCTACCATGAGGGTTAATCCTATTACTAAAGAGCTACTAACTCCTGAAGATCGTCATTGGGTTAACAATTGGATAGCTAAAAACATGAATTTAGCTGGACAAATTGAAGGAATGATGAATCATCCTAGTGGATTTTGGGTTAATAAGATGAAGGAATATAAAAAAGCTAGAGGCTGGAAAGATCAAAAAGATCTACCACTTAAAGAATTTGTCGTACATCAAGAGTTAGATAGAATACATAGGAATGCTTTTAAATATGCTTGCTCTGCATTAGAAAGGTATCATTCACAGTATTCACAAGTAGGTTTACAAAACAACCGAATTAAGAACTCTTTAAGACAAGGAAATATTCCACAAGCTTTAAAAGCCAATGAATCCAAAGAAGAATTAAAACGTTTACTTGATTTCTAAACCGTAATGACCGTAACAATTGAAAATACTTATACGGGTGACGGCTCCACTACCGATTATCCGTTCACATTCCCATATTTAGATGAGTCTGATATCAAGATAACACTTGATTTGTCTGAAACAACTGCATATTCATTACTTAATGCGACTACGATTAGATTTGATAGTGCTCCCGGCAATACTGTAGCTATTAGGATTTATCGAAGTACAGCTTATGATGCACCTAAAGCTACATTTTACCCCGGATCAGCTATACGTGCTGATGATTTAAACGATAACTCGTTACAGAATTTATATGTAACCCAAGAGGCTAATGTTGATATTTTAAACTCTTGGAAAACTGGTGAACCTACTATACTAAGTTCAGAAACTTGGGCCGCAACTAACACACAAATAGCTACTACTAGTGCTATTGATGCTCGTATTGACAGTAAAGCAAATACTAAACTTACTGATGATTTAATTGGTGGTACTGATATAGCTATCG